GACAGCCACAGTGGAAACCACTCCAGCAGTCGAAGCAACACCTACAGTTGAGGCTGCCGCAGTTGAAGCTGCTCGCCCTGCTGTAACAGCAATGGCTTACACAAAGCCACGCATTGAAGTAACTGCAGCAAAGTATGCAGAGAACACAATCCGCGCAGCACTCGGAGACGACGCAGCTCGTCAATGGATCGCAGCAGCAGCAGATACAACAGACAACGCTGGTCTAGTACCAACACGTCAGCTATCTGAGATCATCAACCCACTCGGTACAACCATCCGCCCATCAATCGATGCAATCTCTCGTGGAGTGCTTCCAGATGCAGGTATGACTTTCGAGATCCCACGTATTACAGCAATGCCAACAGTTGCAGTTGAGCCAGAAGGCGATGCATTCTCTGACACAGATCAAACCTCAAACTTCTTGAGCGTCTCGATCTCCAAGTACGCAGGACAGCAGACATTCTCTGTTGAATTGCTTGATCGCACTTCTCCAGCATTCTTTGATGAACTCGTTCGCAACATGGCAGCGGCTTACGCAAAGACAACGAACGCAGCAGTCAACGCGGCACTTATCTCAGGTGCAACAGCAGATGCAACCACAACAGTAACTTACCCAACAGCAGCCGAACTCCTCGGAATCGTTGCTCGCGGTTCAGCTTCTGTCTATGGCGCAACAGCAGGACTTGCTAATCCATTCGCTCGCAACATGGTTGTATCTACAGGACAGTGGTCAAACATCATGTCACTTAATGATGCAGGCCGTCCAATCTACACAGCTTCACAGCCACAAAACGCTGGCGGAGCAGTAGCACCTACATCACTCACAGGTAACGTTGCAGGACTTAACCTCTACGTCGATCCAACAAACGCTGGCGATGGAGATGGAACTATCCTCATCGTTAACCCAGATGCTTACACATGGTACGAGAGCCCTACGTATCGCTTGAGAGCCGAATCAACAGCAACAGGCCAGGTCACAATTGGCTACTACGGCTACGGCGCAATCGCAACCAAGGTTGCAGCGGGCGCGTTCAAGAATAACAAGCAATAAGAAACACCCTAAGTCGCTGGCTGGGTAGTGCCCTTCTACCCAGCCAGTCTTTAGAAAGGATCAGAGCATGGCATTGACAACAGTCGCAGAGCTTCGCGCAGCCCTAGGCGTAGGTACTCTTTATGCTGACGCCACGCTTCAATCCGTATGCGATGCCTCAGATGAAGTCTTACTTCCTTTCGTATGGAGTAATACACAATTTGCGATCGCTCACAAAAACACGGGCACAGTCGGCACTCTTTACTTTGATATTAATGTCAAGGATATTTACTACGTCGGCCAGACGATCAACGTCACAGGCGCAGGCTCACACTTCAACGGCAATAAGACAATTACATCCGTGGATACTCACGAGATTACAGTCACAACCACTCATCTTACAGATGCGCCTTATCATCCTATTAACCCTTACGCGACGATTAAGGCATCAACCTATTTAGACCCAGCAGATGTTAAGGCTATTCAAGAAGCTTCACTTATGGTCGCCATCGACATCTGGCAGTCACGCCAAGCGCCATCAAGCGGTGGAGTCACCATCGATGGTTATCAGCCTTCACCTTATAGAATGGGCAATACCCTTCTAGCGCGTGTTCGTGGATTGCTAGCACCTTATCTCGATCCGAGATCGATGGTGGGCTAATGGCCGCCATATCAACACTCAGAGCAGGTTTAGCGGCAGCGCTAGTCGATAACACTAAGTACTCAGTCTTTGCATTCCCACCTTCAACGCCTATTGCTAACAGCGTTATCGTTGCACCTAGCGATCCTTACATCACTCCATCTAACGGCTGGCGAAACACTATCGCGCCTATGGCTCACTTTACTATTTCCGTCATGGTGCCACTTCTAGACAACGAAGGCAACCTTAACGGAATTGAGGACAACATCGTCCGAGTCTTTAATAAACTCGCCGCATCCTCATACACCTACAACGTCACAGAAGTATCGGCGCCAGCCGTTCTAAGTGCCGTGTCGGGTGACTTGCTTACCTGTAATATCAACGTGTCAATCTTGACAGAATGGACTTAACCATGGCCGACTTGGAACAATGGGAAAAAGATAATGAAGCATTCCTGATCAAAATCGGTCAGGTTAAACCAGCGGCTGCAAAGCCACTTACTAAGAAAGACGAGGAATAAATCGTGGCAGTATATCTAAGCAACGGAGTAGTTCTAACTGTCAACGCGGTTGATCTCTCTACTCTAGTTACAAGCGTTACCCTTAACCGATCATTCGATGAACTCGAAGTAACAGCAATGGGCGATAACGGACATAAGTTCGTCAAAGGCCTAGAAGCATCTTCAATCACAATCGACTTCCTCAATGATGAAGCAACATCTAAGACACTTCAAACATTGAACTCACTCGTTGGAACCAACACAACAGTCACACTTAAGCAGACTTCTGCGATCACATCTCCTACGAACCCACTTTACACAATGACATGCTTGGTCAATAACATCACACCTATCAACGGTGCTGTTGGCGATCTATCGACTCAGAGTGTAACCTGGAACGTATCAGGTACAGTAGCAGTTACAACCGCATAATCTAACTAAACAAAGGGGCACAGCATGGCAAAACTAATAGTCACGATGGCAGATAACAGCGTCACCGAGATCGAGATCACTCCTCGATTAGAGTACGCGTTCGAGCTATATGCTAAAAAGGGATTTCACAAAGCGTTCCGCGATGATGAAAAGCAATCAGATGTCTATTGGCTTGCATGGGAAGGCCTTCGGTTAAGTGGAACCATAGTCAAGCCATTCGGCGCAGACTTTCTCGAAACTCTCAAGAGTGTTGAGGTTGCAGAGTCTGACCCTTTGGCCTAGGCAGGGATAGCATCCACTACCTCATCGCTCGCTTGAGCATTGAGACGGCTATCCCTCCACAATCTTTAATCGATTTAGATCCATCGATGTTGCAGATGATTCTGACAGCATTGAAAGACAGAGCGGAGGAGCAGAAGAATGCCTACAGAGCTAAAAGGCGCTAGCGAACTCCGCAAAGCAATGAAGAAGTTCTCTCCTGATCTCGATAAAGAAACACGCGATGAGATGGTGGGATTCCTAAAGCCATTGGTTAAAAAGGCTCGTGGCTTCATGCCGTCTAATGGTGACATGCCTTCGGGCTTCGTTGGCAATAGCGCTGGCGGTGGCTTCCCTAAGTATGACGCAGGCACAGCACGTCGAGGCGTTGGCTATAAACTGACACCGACAAAGCCTAATCGTCAAGGCTGGGTGCAGACAGTATCGATCCATAATAAGACCGCAGGCGGTGCTATCTATGAGACCGCTGGCCGTAAGTCTGGAATGGGTGGAAAGTTCAGTCCACGCCTCCCTGGTCAATTAGCAGGATCGGGCAAGATGGCAGGACGCGCAATGTTTAAGGCATATAAGGAAGATGAAGGCAGAGCCAAGGTCGGAGTTATCAAGGCGCTCGAAAAGGCTGCCGCTAAGTTTAATGGGAGAGTAAGTTAATGGCTGAGTTACGCATCCCGATTATCGGTGAGTTCAAGGGAAAGAAAGCCTTTGACGATGCCGAAAGATCAACAGGTAAACTAGACGATAGCGTCAAGAAATTAGGCAAGGCACTTTTAGCGGCGTTTAGCGTCCAGAAGATCACTCAGTTCAGCAAGGCAGCCGTTAAGGCATTCATGGAAGATGAAGCCGCTGCGAGCCGTCTAGCGCAGTCGGTAAAGAATCTAGGACTAGCCTTCGAGACTCCAGCGATCGAAGCGTTTATCGAGCAGTTATCTCGCGCCTCAGGCGTTACAGATGATCAACTACGCCCAGCCATGCAGCGCCTATTGCAGACTACAGGCTCACTCGCTAAGTCTACGGAATTAATGAACCTAGCGCTAGAAGTCAGTAGAGGCTCTGGCGTCGATTACGAAACAGTAGTTAACGATTTATCAATGGCCTACGTCGGACAGACTAGAGGGCTTCGTAAGTACTCACTAGGACTTACTCAGGCAGAACTTAAGACGGCGACATTTGCCGAAGTTCAGGAAAAACTTAACAAGACCTTTACAGGCGCTAACGCCGCCTACCTTGATACCTATGCAGGCAAGTTGACCCTTATCCAGACCGCAGCAGGAGAAGCGCAAGAAACTATCGGTAAGGGTCTAGTAGATGCCTTCTCGATCCTAGCAACCGACACGGGAAGCATCACAGAACTTACGGAAGCAATGAACGGTTTCGCAGAGGCAACAGCAACAGCCTTCCGTAATGTCGCAGTCCTAGTCAGTAACCTAGATAAGTCAATGCAGGCTGCTTTCGGACTCGTCGGAGTCCTTGACAAAATTACGGGCAGTAACTTCGTTAAGATCTTCGGCGGTGCATTCGGACTACTCTCTACACAAGGCGCTGGCACATTTAGCAGCTTCGTTACTCCAGGCATGGGCGGTTATCCTAGCTCTGCCCTAGGTGGCACTTATGTAGATCCTAATGAGGCGGCTCGTAGAAAAGCCGAAAAGGAAGCAGCAGCTCGTGCAGCAGCAATCGCGGCCTTACAGAAGAAAACCTTAGACATGCAAAAGAAGGCTAACGCTCTTACTAAGGCCGCTAAGACCATCGATCTCGATCGTATCAGCGTCACCGCAGCCCTTCGTGGCAAGATCAGCGAGACCGATCGCCTATCTCTTAATCTTCAATTAGCGTTGCTAGATAAGAATGAAGCGCAGGCTAATAAACTATCTGCAGAACTAGAAGCGGCAACCAAGCGCCAGAACGCTCTCAACGCGGCTCTATTGGCTACTCCAGAAGCGCCGAACCCTTATCGTAATTGGAAAGTGCCTACGCAAGACTTCGGTGGCAATGTCTTAGGAACACCCGTACCTAACTTCGTACCACCTAGTTATGCAATGCCAGAGACCTTTGGACAACAAGGCGGACTTCCCGCAGGAGTAGTCGCTGGAGTAAACCCTATGCCTCCGATCAATATTAAAGTCGAGGTTGCAGGCGAAGCAGTATCGGCTGTCATCACTCAGCAACAGACTAACGAATCTCTTTCTGGATCTTTCGTCAACGTAAACCGCCTAGGTAGATTCGCGAATACCCCCGTCGCAATATGAGTCTTCCAGCCACGATCTCGGTTTCCTTTGACTTTAGCCAAGGTGCTAGTTTCGGCTTCCCGTTTACTATCGGTGATCCAGTTAACGGCATCATCGGCGTATCTCAATTCGCATCAAGCGAAGTTCCAGAACCCGTTATCGATCTTAGCTCACAGACTCGCCAGATTACTATTAGGCGCGGTCGGAATATCATGCGAGATACCTATGAGTCAGGATCTTGCACAATTCGAGTCATCGATGAAAATGGCGATTTTAACCCTCAGAATCCAGCGAGCCCATACTTCGGCTATTTAACTCCACTTCGTAAGATCCGCGTAGCAGCTACTACTCCGACCTCTCAAGCCTTTCTCTTCTCTGGTTATGTCACAGACTATAAGTACACCTATCCACAGGGGCAAGAATTAGGTTATGTCGATATCACCTCCTCGGATGCATTCCGTTTATTCGCCATGGCTAACGTCTCGACAGTCGCCAACGCAACCGCTGGCCAGACTACTGGCACACGCATAGATAAGATTTTAGATCAGGTGGGCTTTCCTTCATCGATGAGATTTATCGACACAGGATCTACAACAGTCCAGGCAGATCCAGCCACTACCCGTACATCTTTACAAGCTCTACAGGTGGCCGAGTTTACAGAGCAGGGTGCGTTCTTCGTCCGAGCAGATGGAGAAGTAGAGTTCAAGGATCGCTCGGATGTAGTGGGATCTCTAGCCCCGGCACCGATTCAGTTTAACCAGACTACTGGAATCCCATACTCGAACCTTCGCTTCGCCTTTGATGACAAGCTCATCATCAACAGCGCTACGATGAAGCGAGTCGGTGGGGCTACAGTCACCTCTAACAATGTCGATTCGATCGCCAAGTACTTCCCTCATGGCATGAACGTCGAGAACTTGATCGCTCAGACAGACGCGCAGATTCAAGATATCGCCAGCATCTACGTCGCTACGAGAGCAGAGACTACGATCCGAATCGACGCCATGACTGTCGATCTATTAGATACAGCCGTGCCAACAGATACGATGATCGGGCTTGAGTACTTCGACAATGTAGAGATCACCAACGTACAGCCAGAGGGATCAGTCATTGTTAAGACCTTGCAAGTTCAGGGCTTGGCGTGGGATATCACCCCTAATTCAATGAAATGCACAGTTACAACACTTGAGCCTATAGTCGAAGCATTCATATTAGAATCCTCGAATTACGGTATAATCGGACAATCCATAATGGGATACTAGGAGAAAAAAATGGCAGTAGGCTTTCCAGCATCGACAGGCGATATCTTCACAGCGGCAGACTATAACGGCCTAGTAGCCTTTACTATTGGCGCAGATAAAACCGCCAATTATACTTTCGTATTAAACGATCAATATCAAGAACTCATTGTGGTCAATAGCGGTTCAGCTAGAGACGTTCTAATTCCTACAGATGCCTCAGTAGCCTTTGCAATAGGTACAGTGATCACTGTCTATAATGAGGGGGCAGGATTGGTCACAATTAAAGCCGTCACTCCTGGCACTACTACAGTGCAAAGTCGAGGCGCGGTAGCTGCTTCACCAACTCTTGCTAGTTTCGGTTCTGCAGCTTGTATTAAACTAGCGGCGAATCTGTGGGCAGTGGTTGGCGCGATCGCATAATGCTTAACAATTTAATAAGCGTTTATCGCACTCCGCCGCCAGCGGTAACTGTAACAGGTGGCACTCTTTATACATCTGGCGGATTTAACTATCGAGTTTTTACAGGTAATGGATCTCTCGTCGTATCTGGCGGATCTATCACGGCTGACATTCTCGTAGTAGCAGGCGGAGGTGGTGGTGGATCTGATTTGTTTCTAGGAGGCAATGGTCGAGGCGGCGGCGGTGGCGCTGGTGGTCTTACTGGATTTACTTCTCAATCTTTAACAGGCACTTACAGCATTACAGTCGGTGCAGGCGCGCCTGCATCTATTGATGCGTCAACAGGTAACGGAGTCAATTCAACTTTTCAGGGATTAACTTCTGCCGTGGGCGGCGGAGGTGGATCGTACTATGACACAATAAATGGTAAGGATGGCGGCTCTGGCGGCGGAGGATGGTTCGGAACATCCGGCGGATCTCCTACATCTGGACAAGGTTCTGCAGGTGGTACTGGCACGACTTCTCCTAATTACGGCGGAGGCGGCGGCGGTGGCGCTGGCGCAGTCGGTGGTAATGGTACGACTACAAGAGGCGGTGCTGGTGGTAATGGATCTACATCTTATTCATCTTGGGGTCTTGCAACTTCTACGGGTGAGAATGTAAGCGGAACAGTTTATTATGCAGGCGGCGGTGCATCTGATTTGTTTCTAGGAGGCAATTCAGGGGCGGCTGGATTAGGCGGCGGCGCTACTGCTAACCTTGGAGGCGCTGGCGGAAACGGCACGAACAACACAGGCGGAGGCGGCGGTGCTGGTGGCTCTGGTGGCTCTCAAGGTGGTTCAGGCATCATAATCGTGAGGTACGCAGCATGAGTCATTGGGCAGAGATTGACGAAAATTCTAAAGTAGTCCGTGTACTGGTTGGCGATAACAATGATCCAGCAGGCGATGAAGGTTATCAATGGCTTATCGATAACCTTGGCGGTACATGGGTAAAGACAAGTTATAACGGAAACATTCGCTATAACTACGCAGGGATCGGTTACACATACGATCCAATCGATGACGCATTCATAGCGCCTATGCCTCAGTGTGGCCATGAAGAATTATTACTGAACGATCTAAAGCGATGGGAATGCTCTAATGAAGCCCATACTATCTAAGGCTGGGCAACAGCTAAGAGAGCAATTCGATGACACCTTCCCAGATCGTGATAGGCGTTCCGATGGCTGGATCGGCGATCTCCGTCATTCAGCGCGTCCTAGTGATCATAACCCTGATTCAGCGACAGGGGTGGTTCGTGCCATCGATGTCGATCGAGATGTACATAAGTCAGGCAAGCCCGACCTCATGCCCGATATTGCAGATCAGCTTCGACTCGCCGCCAAAGCAGGCGAGAAACGAATCTCTTACATCATCTTCGCAGGACGAATTGCATCGTCTCGCATGGGCTGGCGCTGGCGCAAGTATTCTGGAAGTAATCCACATAACGCGCATTGCCATATCTCTTTCACTAAACAAGGCGATCAAGACGGCTCTTTCTTTAATATCCCGTTACTAGGAGGCAAGGCATGAACATGAAACACCCAGCAGTAATCGCAATAGGCGCATTCCTAGCAGTATGGGGAACTACTTCTAACTTCGATCTTAACTATCGTTCAATCCTAGGCGCAATCGTTGCTGGAGTATTCGGATACGCGAGCCCCAAAAAATGACACAAAATGATTTCTTCACCCTTTACTTTGCTAGCCTTGCTGTCATCGGCGGTCTTGCTGGCTTCGTGATCACTCACCTATTGGCTGAGATTAAGCGCCTTCATGCGCGTGTCGATGAGATATATAACATCCTCTTAGAGCGATAATTTTTACATGGCTAAGAAGAAGGTCATCGACCTAGACACTTACAACGCACTCGACGCATACGCTATATCTATGCATGAGTTCTACAAGTCTCTAAGACGTGCTGGGTTCGCTGTTGATCTCTGTCTAGCAATTATCACAGACCGAGGCGCTTATCCTGACTGGATCTTGCCATCGATCCCTGACCGAGTGGATCGCCTACCCTATGAGGACGACGAAGAGGACTAATGAAGCGCATAGTCATAGTGAGCGACCTACAGGTGCCGTTCCACGATAGACACGCAGTCAAGAATCTAGCCAGTTTTATCAGTAAGTTTAAGCCGCATGAAGTAGTTACGATTGGAGATGAGATTGACTTCAATACCATCTCGAAATGGTCAGAAGGCACACCCGAAGCCTATGAGCAGACGCTTGGAGACGATCGCGATGAGGCTGTTCAAGTACTTTACGATCTACAAGTAACCCAGACGATTCGGTCTAACCATACAGATCGCCTTTACAATCAGATCATGAGGAAGATTCCCTCATTCCTATCCTTGCCAGAGCTTCGCTTCGAGAAGTTTATGAGATTCGATGAGCTAGGAATCACCTTTCATAAGAAGCCTTACAACATCGCGCCAGGCTGGATCGCAGTCCATGGCGACCATACCCCTATTAAGTCACAGGGAGGGCTCTCAGCCCTTGAGGCGGCTCGTAGACACGGGAAGAGCGTTATCTCAGGTCATACTCACAGGATGGGCAGATCGTCCTTCTCAGAGGCCTCTGGAGGCCGTTTAGGGCGTGTTCTGCATGGGGTCGAGGTTGGGAACTTGATGGATTTCTCGAAGGCCTCATACACTAAGGGCTCGGCTAACTGGCAATCAGGCTTTGCCATCATGTATGTCGAGGGTAAGAACGTTCAAGTCGATCTGATCTATCTGGAAAAGGATGGAACTTTCGTCGTCTCAGGGAAGCGCTATGGACGACCTAGATAACGATCTTGATCGGGATATTGACGATCACATGGACGACGCAGAATTGTTACCATTTCGTTATCTGAATATCTAGATTTTCCCCCTTAGGGCGTGAGACAGTTAAGCCACGGATGAAGGGCATCCAAAGAAAGGCTTAACAATGTTTGACACAGTTACGCAAGACGTTATAGCTATTATCACTATCTCGGCGTTATGGTTCCACTTTGGCCGGTCGGTAGGTATTCGTGTAGGTTATCTCAAAGGCCGTAAAGCGGTCAGAGATTACTACGAAGCCAAGGATAAGGTGAGAGTGTGAAAGCGAATGATTTCCTCAACGAAGCAAAGGCAGTTATACAAGATCGTGGAATGGACTACGGACACCCGTCAGACAATATGTCCCGAACCGCATGCCTATGGTCTGCATTCCTCCAAATGCCTGTTACTGACTATCAAGTGGCGTCATGCATGGCACTGGTCAAGCTCGCTCGAAGTATGGAGTCAGCAAAAGTCGATACATACATCGACGCTGCAGCATATATGGCAATAGCAGGGCAACTACACACAGAGGAGAACGAACTTTATGTTTAATCTAGAAGATTATGAGACAGTAGAAGAGCGTCTAATTAAGTTTTGGAAGGATCATCCAGATGGCCAGATACATACAAAGCTCATGGAACACACTACTGGCCGATTCATTGTCGAGGCTTCGATATATCGAACAGAAGCTGATAACAGGCCATGGACTACAGGGCTTGCAGAAGAGACAGTACAAGGCCGAGGGGTTAATGCTACTTCTGCGCTTGAGAACTGCGAGACTTCTGCTATTGGTCGTGCGCTGGCTAACGCTGGATATGCCACTAAAGGTAAGCGAGCATCTAGAGAAGAGATGGTCAAAGTAGAGACCGCTTCTAAGGTAAAGGCTAGCATCGATGAAGTAAAGGTCAAGATGGCAAGCACATCTGGCGAATACATTCCAGTAGTAAAGGAGGAGGATCCATGGACTACCAAAGCAGCGACTATGCCGCCCACAATGGGGGAAGCTGTATCGATGGTGAAAGAGATCATTGGAGGCCAGACAGAGAAGGATATCCCTCGATGCCCTCATGGCGAGATGCATTGGAAGACCGGCACTACTAAGGCTGGCAAGCCATGGGGTCACTTTAAGTGCATGAGTGCAGTTACAGGAGAGTTAACTAGATGCCAATCACCTAATGATGTGATCTGGTATGAGATTAACAAAGAGACTGGCGCATGGCAAAGGCAGGTAAGACTCTAATGGGATCACTACAGTTTATGAATCAAGATGGGGAATGGGAATCATTCCCTACAGAAGATGAGATCGCTCGATCTAAAGAAGTCCAAGCAATCTTAGAAGAGTTTACGATGATGACTAGATGCTGCTTATGTAATGAGTCAATTCCAGTATCAGAGATTAAAGTGAACTTACAGAGTAAAGCGTGGTCATGCAGAAAGTGTCATGCGGTTAATGGCCTCACAAAGCCGTAAATATCGAGGATTCTCGACCGAGCGCACTGTCGCCAAGTACCTATCGACTTGGTGGGCACATGCGGATATTGGTCGAGGGGCTGGAAAAGACATAACCCATGTCCCGTTCGACATGGAGGTTAAGGCTAGATCGGCGTTCCAGCCTAAGACGTGGATCGATCAGGTCACTAAAAGAGCTAGCAAGTCCCATGACTTGCCAATCGTGGTGTGTCGCTTAAATGGCCAAGGAGAAGCTAATCCTCAGGATTATCTGGCCTTCATGCGGCTTGGTGATCTGGTCGATCTATTGCTTAAATCAGGTTACGGGGATTTCAAGGGTGATCGAGATACACTAGAGCCCATGCGTTGCAAGATGTGCGGCGCTTGGGCGTTTACGCCTACGTGTAAGACGTGTGAGGTTGATCCAGATGCCGACTTATGAGTTCGAGTGCGACAATGAGCAATGCGAATCTAATGCAAGAATCGAGCAATGGATGAGCATCAATGAGCCTCATGATCTGGAATGCCCATTCTGTCATTCATCGATGCATAAAGTTTACTCCTCGGTAGGGGTGAGCTTTCGTGGTAGTGGATTCTATTCTACAGATAACAGATAGTGATGCATTTCACATTCTATTTATGTCCAGATTGGTATGATTTAATATGATTAGTCCTCTTGACAGTGCTGGTACTCTCAGCGCTAGAGCCCATCAGGGGCTCAAGGCGAGCCCGAAAGGGCTAGCTCGCCTGGTAGCACTCGCTATTGGGATATCTCTATCTATAGCAATGCCCCTAGATGCACAGGCGTCAAATAAGCAAATACAATGGGCAAAACAATTAGCCAAACAGCAGTTAACTGATAAGCAAGAGTTATGCCATCATGAGATAGTCTTTAGAGAAAGTACTTGGAACTATAAGGCTATAGGTAATAAAGGCGGCACTAAGCAGACCTATGGGCTATATCAGATGAAGGTAGATAGCCTTAAGCATGCTAATAGTATTAAGCAATTCTGGATGTACTATCACTATGTAGGCTATCGCTATGGATGGACTCAGTATGAGGATCCTAACTATTGCAATGCATTGCATCATTTAAAGACTAGAGGATGGCAATGAGTACAAAGCGAGGAGATCCTCGTGGTACTAGAGCATACAAAGCAAGGCGCTTAGAGGTGCTACAAAGAGATCAATGGTCATGCTTCTACTGTCAGATGCCAGCGACTACAGTCGATCACGTGATCCCGATCATTCAAGGAGGGGATCCGATTGCATACGATAATCTGGTGGCGTGTTGTAGTAGTTGCAATAGCAAGAAGGGTTCACGCTCTGAGGGCGTTTTTTTAGCACGAACGGCCAC